GTTATCTCCCAAACTTATCACCGGAAAGCCTACGGAGCAGGGCATCAATCGGAGTTTGAGGCTGAAGTTGAGGGTTATGCAGGGTATGTGGATAAGATTGATTGGACTTTGATTGATGCCACGAATCTGCCTAGTCCCTAAGTGGGTTCTATCTTTTGTCTACGGACTAACACTCTAGAATAAAGGAATTTAAATGCCTAACGTTGATGGTTCTTATACTACTAATGAAGTTAGAGATCTAATTAATGTTAGTGCTTTAGCTACTAGGCTTGAATCTATAGAGCAAAGAAGTAAAGATAATTGGTCAGAACTAAAGGAACATATTCATTCAGAAGATTTAATTATATCTAAATTATATGATAAGATTAATGAGCTAAATGAAAAGATGGGAAGTAGCTCTGATCAGTTGCATACCTGTAAATCTGAACTAGAGGATAAAGTAAAAGTAACTTATGTAACCAAAGAACAATTAGAAATAGCTATGCAGAAGAATAGTGAAATTCTTGGTAAGCTAATGTCTGAGAAGTTTGAAGGTTTTGCTAGAAGAATGGAAGAATCTAATAAGATTTATAGAGAAGAGTTACAAGAGATAAAGGAACATCTTAAGGAACAAGGTAAAATAATAGAAGACAATAAACATAACATTAATAAATATCTTTATATTGGTACTGGAGTTGTAAGTACTATTTCCGTAATTTGGGTAGTTATAGAGAGTTTTATTAAATGACAGAAGAAGAGTTAGGGATAATTGCTGTTATTATGAGGGATTCTCAACAATCTCTTTGGTCTATTTATATTAGACTGGATTTGTTAACTAAAGAAATGGTTATATTTAAATATATCCTTCTAACTATTGCACTTATTAATTTAAGTATATTAATGTTAATGGTATATTCTTTCTGGAGTAATTTAAATGGATAAAAATAAAGTTATTAAAATTCTTATTGAGCATGAAGGAATAGTAGAGTCTGCTTACCAAGATCATTTAGGTTATTGGACTATTGGAGTAGGTAGATTAATAGATGCTAGAAAAGGAGGTAAGCTCTATCCAGATGAGATTACTTACTTACTTAATAACGATATTGATAGATGTATTAAGCAACTAGAATTTAATTTATCTTACTTCCAAGACTTAACACCTAATCAACAGATTGGGTTAGTTAATATGTGCTTTCAATTGGGTATTAGTGGATTACTGAAGTTTACTAGACTTCTTTATGCTATTCATACTAATAATAAAGCCAGCATAAGAAAAGAAGCAATGGACAGTAAGTGGTATAGACAAACTCCTAAAAGAGCAGAAGATGTAATTGCTCTATTACTTTCTTAAAGGGATCTAAACATGGGTAGCTTGCTAAGTTTGATAATTACTGCTTTAATAAGCATTATTACTAATCTATTTAGTAAAACATTAGTTGAGAAAGTATTAAGAAAAGTGTTAATACATACCCTAACTAAGATTGTGGATTCAACTCTTAATACAGTTGATAATGATATGGCAGAGCCAATTATTAAGGCTCTTAAAGATAGCAATAAAGAGGAGGTGATTTCAAATGTCTAAAGGTAAGAAAAAAGGTTCTAAAGGTTGCTAATGTGAAGATTGTCCTAGTTAGTAAATGGATATTGCCTTTTGGATATGGGATTACTCTAGGTAATTGGTTAATTGTTAGAAAGGACTCTAACAACCTAGAGTATGTTATTGAACATGAAAAAGTACATTTTAGACAGTGGTGTGAAGAAGGAAGTTACTTTAGATGGTTATTTAAATATGTCAGGTATTTAATTAAATATGGATATGAAGAAAATCCTTATGAAGTAGAGGCCAGATTAATGGCTGAATCTATGCTTAATAGTAGAAATAGGAATACTTAGATGCTAAATATTGAAGATTTAACTGATTCTAAAGAGCCAGATGATGATGAAGATGAAGGTATGTTCTTAAATAAAGAAAATTCTCTTACTAATTGGAAGAATCCTCCTAAAGTAAGCGATCTAAAACAAGATTATATTGAAGCAAGATCTTCTCATGATTCTCATGTATCTAAAGTTAATGGTTGGTTAGATAATCTTCATGTAAGAGGTGCTGCTAAGATTGAAAAGAAGGTTGGAAGATCTTCTATTGTTCCTAGACTTATTAGAAAACAAGCTGAATGGAGATATGCTTCTCTATCAGAGCCTTTTTTATCTACTGATGATTTATTTACTGTAGATCCAGTAAGTTTTGAGGATAAAAAAGCTTCTTATGAAAACCAATTAATTCTCAATTATCAATTTAATAATAAAATAAATAAAATTAAGTTTATTGACGATTACGTAAGAACTGCTGTAGATGAAGGAACAGTAGTTGTAAGAGTAGGATGGGATTATGAAGAAGAAATGGTACAAGTAGAGGTACCAGATTATATGCCTTTGCCTATGCAAGCTCCTCCAATGGCTCTAGGACAGCAATCTCCTATGATGCCTATGGGAGATATGGGTATGCCTATGCAAGAAGCTCCTATGCCTCCTATGGAAGCTCAAGAGGTACCTCAAATACAGATTGGTTCTCATATAGAAGAACAAGTAAAAGTAATAAAGAACCAACCTACATTAGAAGTATGTGACTTTAGAAATATTATTATTGATCCTACTTGTAATGGGGATTTGGATAAAGCTAGTTTTATTATCTTTATGTTTGAAACTAGTCTTTCTGAACTAAAGAAAGATACTAAATATACTAATTTAGAAGCTATTGGTACTACAGAAGCTACGGATATTCTTGCAGAACCTGATTATGCTTCTGGAGATGAATCTTCTTTTACCTTTAAAGATAAACCAAGACAGAAGTTTGTAGCTTACGAATACTGGGGATACTGGGATATTGATGGATCAGGTATTGCTAAACCTATAGTAGCTACTTGGGTAGGCAATACTATGATTAGAATGGAAGAGAATCCTTTTCCAGATAAAAAATTACCTTTTGTAAGTGCTCAGTATCTTCCTGTTAGAAGATCTGTATATGGAGAACCTGATGGTGCTTTATTAGAAGATAATCAGAAGATTATTGGAGCAGTTACTAGAGGAATGATAGATATAATGGGAAGATCTGCTAATGGTCAAATGGCTATTAGAAAAGATGCTTTAGATGTTACTAATAGAAGAAAATATGATAAAGGCTTGGATTATGAATTTAATCCCAATATAGATCCAAGACAAGCATTCTATATGCACACTTATCCAGAGATTCCTCAATCAGCTAACTATATTCTTGAGATGCAGAATAATGAAGCAGAAAGCTTAACAGGAGTAAAAGCATTTCACAGTGGTATATCTGGAAATAATCTAGGTAAGACTGCTGCAGGAGTTAGAAGTGCTATGGATGCTACCTCTAAGAGAGAATTAGGTATTCTTAGAAGATTAGCAGAAGGAGTTAAGCAAATAGGTAAGAAGATTATTTCTATGAATTCTTTATTTCTATCAGATGAAGAAGTAATTAGAGTAACTAATGAAGAGTTTGTAAGTATTAATAGAGAAGGTTTAGCTGGAGAATTTGATCTTAAACTAGGTATATCTACTCCAGAGTCTGATAATGAAAAAGCACAAGAATTAGCCTTTATGCTTCAGACAACTGCTCAATCTATGGGACCTGAGTTTAGTAAAATTATTTTATCTGATATTGCTAAACTGAGAAGAATGCCAGAATTAGCTAAGAGTATTGAAGAATATGCTCCACAACCTGATCCAATGCAACAAAAACAAGCAGAATTGCAGATTGCATTGTTAGAAGCTCAAGTAATGAATGAAAGAGCTAAGGGTGCAGAAAATGAAGTAGATGTTCAGCTTAAACAAGCTAAGACTGAAACAGAAATGGCTAGATCTAGAGCATTACATAGCGATTCTGATTTAAAAGATTTAAATTTCTTAGAGCAAGAATCAGGTAGAGATGTTGAGAAGGAATTACAGAAAAAAGATCATGATAGGTTAAGTAAATTAGATCAAGAAGCTGCTAAAGCAGCTTTAAATCCTAAACCTAAACCAGTTTCTAAATAGAAAGGTAACGAGCAACCTTATAGCTCTTATTTAATTAGTAATAGGACACAAATACTATGAACCAAGCAGAACAAATTGAATTAAGTATTCAACAAGCAAGAGCTAAAGTTGAGTTAATGCAAGCAGTACAGAGACTTATTTCAAATAAGGACTTTGACAAAGTAATTACTGAAGGCTATTTTAAAGAAGAGGCTAGTAGATTAGTACTACTCAAAGCAGATTCAGCAATGCAATCAGCAGAGAATCAACATAGTATTGAACAGGATATTAATGCTATTGGGAGATTTAGATTATACATCGTTAACCAGATTAAGTTAGGTGAGATGGCTTTAAGAGCAATTCAAGAAGATGAAGCTACTAGAGAAGAACTCTTGAAGGAAGGTTTATAATGGATAATTTATTAGAAATCTCAGATGAAGAGTTTAATAAGCTTCCAAGTGATGCTGCTGAAGCTCCTACAGAGCCTGTAGAAGAACAAGAAGAAGTACAGGAAGGGGAAGATACAGGTGAGGTCACAGAAGAGCCTGTAGAGGCTTCTGAAGAGCCTACAGAGGACTCTTCTACAACAGAGGAAGAAGAATCTGCTAAAATAGATTATGAGCAAGAGTATAAAAAACTCTTAACTCCTTTTAAAGCTAATGGAAAGATGATTCAACTTAATACTGTTGAAGATGCTATTACATTAATGCAACAAGGAGCTAACTATAATAAGAAGATGGCAGCATTAAAGCCTAATCTTAAAATAGTTAAGATGCTAGAGAATAATGGTTTACTTGATGAAAGTAAACTAAGCTTTCTAATTGATTTGGAGAAAAAGAATCCTGAAGCAGTTAGAAAGTATTTAAAAGATAGTGGAATTGATCCACTTGATTTAGATGTAAGTAGTGATGTTAGTTATCAACCTAGAGCTTACACTGTCAATGATAAGGAAATAGAATTAGATTCTGTCTTAGAAGATATTAAGGAAACAGAATCTTTCACTAAGACCATAGATGTCATTGGTAATAAGTGGGATACAGCTAGTAAAAAAGTATTACTAGATAGTCCGCAGGTTATTAAGATAATTAATGATCATGTTGCATCGGGTATCTATGACCAGATTACCCAAGTAGTAGAACGAGAGCGTATGCTCGGTAGATTGACTGAACTGAGTGATATTGAAGCTTATAAGTATGTAGGAGATGCAATCAATGCTAGAGGAGGTTTTAGACCTTTCCAACAGCAAATTGCTAGTACTGCTCAAGCAACCAATACTAAGGTAGATTCCAGTATAAAAGATCGAAAAAAAGCTGCAAGTTCTACAAAGAGTGTATCTTCTTCACCTAAAAATATGGATTTTAATCCATTAAGTATGAGTGATGAAGAGTTTGAAAAGATTGCTAATAGCAAATACATGTAATTAAATTGATTGAGGTAAATTGATATGGCTTTTGAAACTCCTAATGTTTACGGTACTGGTAACAATGCAAGTATTAACTCTACTGGTACTGAACAACTAAATCCGTTTTATTTCCAAAAGAAAGCTCTTATTGAGCTTGTAAAAGAGCAGTATTTTGGTCAAATGGCTAATACTACTGCTATGCCAAAGAATATGGGTAAAACCATTAAACGGTATCATTATCTTCCTATTCTTGATGATCGTAACTTAAATGATCAGGGTATTGATGCTTCTGGTGCAGTACAAGACGCTACTACTAAGAAAATTGCTTATGTTAAAGCAGTAGCTCCTAATAATGCTGGTGGTGAGACTTTCTATTTTAGAGGGGATCATACTACTACTGCTGGTGCTCTTGCTATTGCAGAGGGTAAAGTAATTTCTTGGTTACTTTCTTTAGGGTTTAATGCCGCTACTGATAACTATGCTGGTCTTACCGCTTTAGCTATTGCAGCAGGTTATACTTTTGATAATACCACTTATGTAGCTACTAACGACAATAACTATGGTAATCTTTATGGTTCATCTAAAGATGTAGGTACTATTTCAGGTAAGATTCCTGTTCTTACTGAGAATGGTGGTAGAGTTAACCGTGTAGGTCATAAGCGTATTGATCTTGAGGGTACTTTATCTAAATTCGGTTTCTTTGATGAGTATACTCAAGAATCTATTGATTTTGATTCTGATTCTGAGTTAATGATGCACATTAACCGTGAGATGCTTCGTGCAGCTAATGAAATCACAGAAGATCAATTACAGATCGACTTGCTTAACTCTGCTGGCGTTATTCGTTATACTGGTAATGCTGTTAGTACTGTTACCCTCAATGGTGGTACTACTCTTGGTGCTGCTGATGTAATTTCATACGATGATCTGGTTAAACTTGGTATTGAGCTAGATAATAATCGTTGCCCTAAGAATACTA